AGGATATATGAGGAATATGTCGATTATCGAAGTTGACAGTTCCAATGCGGTGGGTATAATAAAAGGCGAGGACATATGTCTTGAGCTGGAGTGCCCTGCTGGGCAGATCTACACAAGCCACCGCATACTGCGAATATGCGGTGGTTTTTCATTACTTCTTGAGCTTATGTATGGCTACAAGTAAAGCGATGATAACGCCGATTACATCGATGATTGTTTTCACGATCTCGTATGTCCTCATGCGCAACACCTGCCTTCCTTGCCAGATTAGCAGGTGCAACCTCCGCATATTGTCCTCGCCATCGGCAAAGCCGACATACACATTGTACACGAACGACCATTTATCGTCAAACAGGAGATAAATTATGCCAAGAGCAGTCAAACAGGTCCTTGAGAAACGTGCAGACGGGCGATACCGCTGCAAGTACAAGGACAAGACCTTCTATTCCTCCATCTCTTCTGATGATGCCTTGAAGAAGCGGGAGAAGTATATCCAGAGCCTCGGGGTGGAAGCAATCATGCCGAAGACCGTTGCAGAGTACGCTGTTCCGTGGCTCAAGCGCACCTATCCATCCGTCAAGGATTCCACCAAGGCTGGGCTGGCAACCCACCTCCAGCACCTGATAGACGAGATCGGGAACAAGAACCTTTCTGAAGTAGTTCCTTCCGATATTAAAGGGGTTTATTCGAAAACCTATAAGGATTACTCAAACACGTACATTCTTGCCGCAAAACAGCTTTATTGTTCGCTTTTTGACTCTGCCGTAGCGGATGGATTATGCAGATCAAACCCGGCGAGGGATAAAACAGCCAAGCCGCACAGGGGATCTCTCCCATCGAATCGCCCGATCACACCGCAAGAAAGGGAATGGATCCATACCTATTGTACAGATCACCGGGCGTACCCTGTTGTCATGACGATGTTATACGCTGGTCTCCGTCCTCAGGAAGCGAAGGCCGTGAAGATAGAGAGAGATGTTGACTTTGAGTCACATACCATTACCGTTAACGAAACAGCCCACAATGACGGGCAGAAATACGACTATACAGAGGAAGGAAAGACGGAGTGGAGCAATAGAACCATCCCGCTCTTCCCGCCGCTGGAAGAGGCTCTGAAGGGCAGGGAAGGGTATCTGATTACCTCTGCCCACGGGGAGAGAGTTACCCACACCACATGGAGGGTAGTCTGGAACTCCTATAAGAATTCTATGGAGGAAGCGATCAACGGATGCCAGAAAAGATGGTACGGGAAGAAAAAAGAACACGAAGGCAAGAAACTGCCTCCGTGGAAAGAGTTTGATATCGTGCCCTATTCATTAAGGAAGTCTTTCTGCGTGATGTGCCGGGATGCCGGGGTAGAGATCAATACTTGCAGAAAGTGGATGGGCCATGCCGATACGCAGATGATTTTAAAGGTATATGATTCCGTCAGCAATGACCGTTCTGAGGCAGAGAGAATGAAGGTCGAATCTCGCCTTGGGGGTCAAAACGGGGGTCAGCAGAAAGAAGAAAACGCTGGAACGGTTGATAAATAAGCGTTACAAGTATTTCAAGCTTCCCATTCATACCCGGAGTGTCATAGGTTCGAGTCCTATTTGAGCCACACCGCAAACCCTTGAGGAATAAGGCCTCGAGGGTTTTCTTATTTCATCCAAGGTAATGAAAAAATAGAAAAAAACATACCTTTATGGGGGTCAATGGGGGTCAAACGGGGGTCGGGCTTTTCTTGGGTAAAACGTGGGTACGAGTTGGGTAGGAATTGGGTAAAAGACCAAAAAACAATAAAAAAACAAAACCGTTTTTTCGATCCGATAATACATGTTGCTTCTTGTTACAGAATAATGAATATTTGTGTGATTGACACTTAACATTTCGTATGTATAATAAAAGGCGAGGGAAGATGGTGTATCGAAGCCTCATGCCTACCTTGGCACAATTACTTGTCTGAACCACCGCATACTGCAATATGCGGTGGCTTTGTTTTACTTGTCTTTACGGCCTATGGCCTTGATCAAGTCGATGATAACACGGACTGCATTGAGAACGATCATTGTGATCTGGTAAGCATCCATGAACATCACCTACCTCTCTTCGCCAGATTGGTAGGTACTCGGCTCCGCATATTTCCCTCGCCGAAGCCAATTTTACAAAAACCATTGTGAATAGTCAAGAAAGGAGGGGATTTCTCCCCTCCGGTTACTTGTTCTTCGCGTCTTCCTCTTTTTTCTTCTTCAAGGCTTCCTTTTCCCAAGTCTGGAAGTCCTTGTCATCGTATGAAGACTTGCCGAGTTTCACGCTCTTCAGTTTTTCCTTGATCTCGCCCATTTTCTTCGTATCTGCGTTCAAGAACGCTTCCTGATACTCTGCCTTGTACTTGGAGGTCAGGGAAGAACGGATGGATTTGTCCTCATGCCCGAGTTCTCTCATCCGGGCGACACTGGCATTCAGAGAATCCTTATCGCCGCTTTCAAGAGCCTCGTATACGCTGTCCATCGGCTTGCTGGATGGTGAGCCTTCCATCAGGATACGCTCGACCAGCGTATCGCCTGTGACATACTTGGCCTTATAGTCTTCCAGTTTTTCGGAAGCTTCGATGGCGATACTGTTCATCTGCCTGCGGAGTTCGCTTGTCTGCACATACTTCTCGTGGTCGCTGAGTTCCGGATTGTCATTGATCTTGTCGATATCGGCATAGAGTTTGTTGATCTTCTGCTTTGTATCGGTGATCAGGCCGTTACTGAGTGCCTTCGCTTCTTCGTATGCAGATGCCGCTTCGTCCTGTGTTAATCCTCTCCGGAGCACGTTCAAGGGTTTGCCCTGATTCACTTCTTCGAGTACGTTGCTGATGATATCGGCCCTGTCATAGAAACTGCTCATGACATCGTTGCTCGTCAGCGGGTCGCTGGTAAAGCGTTTCCGTGCTGCGTTCAGTGCTGCGTGGAACCCTCCGAGTTCGCCGTTGCTGTCCTTGCTCATGGCAGGGATCGCAAGTTGTCCGATAAATCCGCTGAACTGTTCTGCCAGATACTGGTACTTCATCGGAGACAGGGAGATCTTTCCGTTCGTCAGTTCGTGAACGATACGACTCAGACCGATGAAGATTTCGGGAGTCTCTTCGGTGTACTGATCAGGGGCGTACTTGTTCCGTTCCAGATAGGTCGGAACAATCTTGCTGCCAAACCAGCTCTTGTTCTCCGCGATAGCGAAGAAAGGTTCAAACACCGTTCCGCTGCCAATCGGGTTAAGGTTGTCAAGTATCGTGTCTGCGGTTGCCGCAAGGTCGATCATCAGGCCATCTTTAGTATCTCCGTTCCACATGATGTTGGTCACGGCGTTATGCACGGCATAGGTAAGTGGATCCTGAGAAAGCGGGATGCGCAGCAGGGGAGCCTCGCCAAAGATGTCCGGTGCGAAGTTCGGAAGATAGAAGTGCTTGGATTTCAGATCGTCAGAAAGCATTTCGAATTCTTCCTTCTCGTCATCTTTGAGTTCGCGTTTCAAAATTCCCGCGCACAGTGCGCTTGCCAGTGCAGTGTTGAGGATCGTCTTGGCGAATCTCTCCGGTGCTCTCTCGCGTTCAGATGTCGTAAGCATACGCCCGGTGCGGTATACACCCTGAGTTGCTGCGTTGAAGAACGGGATGAGTTTCTTTGCCATCACTGCCACTTGGCTGTTCCCGGCTCTGTTAAAGTCTACCGTTGCTTCCTGTGCAGCCAGATAGCCTTCCAGACGGCCTTCCGCTGTGTTGAGGTCGTGCTTGCCGTACCTGTATTCGGCGAATCGGCTTGTCTGCTCGATAATCTCGTTCAACCGTTCCAGCGTAATGGCGTTCCAGATTTTCTGCCCTGCGTATCTTGCGGTCATGCCAACGTTTCTGGTGTTGTATCCCTTAAATACACCGGAGTATGTTTCGTTTCGGCTTGCTACTCTGCTGGGATCGATTCTCGTCCAGCCGCCGCCGCCGAGGGCCACATAGTCCTTATACTCGTCAGAGTCGAGGCCCATCTTGGCTGCGATATCGCTCGAAC